GTCAATCTACCTTCATTTTTGGCTTTTGCTGCTTTGTCTACTGCCTGAAAAAACTTAACCTTTTCATCATCGGACATATCAGGAATAGATTTTCCAGTTCTATCTAACATATGCTTAAACAATTGTTGATAGTCACTCTCTTCTTTTACGACTTGTCTAATAAGTTCTTTTAATTCTGTATGTTTCATTATTCTGATATTTGTCTGATTTTTTGGTCTAATTTTATTAATCTCTCTTTTATACTATAAATATGACCATTTGTCCTTTTCCAATAAGATTTATTATCAACACCACTTTCATTTTTAATCTTACCATACCAATTAAGAAATCTTTCCATTTCTTTTAATTGTTTATTGATATTAGATATACCTCTACCTATTTTAGCTTGTGCAGTTGATTCTTCATTTTTTAAATCTAACCAACGATTCTCACTTACTACACTATATCCTGTTAAATCCGCTTGTCTTTTTCCTTTTTTCTTTTCGTTTTCAGGTTTACCAAATGCAGCTGGTGAGTTGTATCCTTGTACATTTCCAGTTACATTCATTTCACCCATCATTTTTTCTCTTACAAGTTGACGAATCTTTTCTTTAAGTTGTTTGATTTGTTCTTCTTTTTTGTCAGGTAATCCTTTATGGGAAGTGGATGCAAAATCTTTAGCATCTTTATCAGACATTGAGTCTGCTGCTTTTTCAACTTCCGGAGATGGGTTTTCCATATCACCCTTTTGTGCGGCGTGAACCATACCCATAAATCTTTGTTGTGCTTTTGATACTGCTGGCATTTTGATAAATTTAAGCTAATACATAAACCGAACCACCATTAGTTACGGTTATATTTTTTATATAACAAGGAAATACTTCTCCTGCTGTTAAATGTGCTAATGAAATAGTTGTATCACCCTGCAATGTAAGGGTACCAGTTACACCACTTACAGGTAACACACCCCACACTCTGTCTATTAATGTAGCAGAACCAGATGTTACTAATTTTGCACTATATGCTCTATAATTTGTACTCATAATTTTATTTTTTAATCGATTGTTTTAATTCACTTAATAACTCATAAGTCATCATCATTGCAGATAAATGTTGTTCTTTAATCTTTTTTACAGATTTGATTTTTTTAACATTTGAAATCGTTTCTGCTAATTTAATTTTAGTAACTTTATCACTAATTTTAGAACCAACTTCTTTCAATGAATTTATTAATTTGGTTACTTCTTCATTAACATATTGATTCAATTTACCTGTATTATTGATGTTGTTAATATATTCTCTCAACAATCCTTTCTGGTCTTCCGTTAAATTTTTGTATTTACTATTAAAAGATTCTACTAATAGTTTATATGATACTGCTCTCAAATCATCATCTTGCTTTCTATATTCTTCTAAAACTGCATCTTTTACTTTTGCTTCTTTATTTTGAATCGATGAATTGATAATATTTTCTGCAATAGTAAATCTAGATGAAACTATATCCGTTGGGTCAAATGATTCTTCGGATGTAACGGTTTCAAATATTTTATAAATAGATGCAAGAGTTTTGTAGTTTGATATTGGAGATTTAATAAACTCATCTAAATTATAAGTTTCCTTAATTTCTTTAATAAGGTTATACTTTTCTTTTGTAAGTTTTTTCTCATCAATTTTTTTACGAGCTTCTAATATCGTATTAATAAATTGTTCAGCCTTTGATTCCGAATTATATTTTTCGTTAATCAAATATTGATATAACTTCAATTCTTTAGATAATTCTTTTTTAGAATTAAAATGTTCTTTTAAAATCTTTTCTGCAATTGATTTGTTAGCAGACATGATTTCGGACGTAATTTGTCTTACTAATAATTCAAATATAAATCCAGTATTTTTGAACTTCGAATGTTTTATTTTTTTCATCAATTTGTCTAATTTGTCAGATATAAATATGTTTTTATATTAGTTTATTACTCTTTTGTTAAATCTTCGGTTAAAATAGTTCTTTTATTACCATTCATATCTTTAAATATCTCTTGATAATTGTTTCTTGGTTTATATTTTACCGAGCCTTCTTTTGTTTTAAGTGTCTTTATACCCAATGGGTCTCTACCTTCAGGATGGTCGTCTTTACCATATCTAACAGGGTCTTTTGGTCTACCTATATTACCATCTTCTTCTAATTCCGACTTTAATTTAGTCAATTCTTCTTCAATATTGGTTTGTCCTTCGGTTCCAGTTTCTTTTGCAGGGTCAACACCTTGTGTTTCAATTGATGTTAATCTAAATGCCTGTTTGGTATCATCCAATACTGAAAGGGTTAATTCATCTTGCTCATCTTTAGCCATTTTCATTACCGTCTCATACATCCACTCTTTAGAGAACATTTTGGTTTGTTGCATTTGTTGAATCAATGCTACCTTTGAAGTATATAATTCAACTTGTTCTTGCTCATAAATTTTAGATGGAATAGTTAACTCCAATGTAAAGTTAGTTAAATTGTCATCATCTATACCTTGTGCATATAAGTGAACGATTGCAATTTTAGTTAATTCCGAAATTAGAACTCTTTGAACTCTTTCAATTGTTTTTGCAAATCTAACATCCATTGATGCAAGAGTTGCTTTACCATTTGTTTCTTCTTCATATCCTAAAAATGCTTTTGGAATTTTCAATGCAGCCATCAACTTACCTTTTAGGTAGTTAATATCATCAATCATATTATATTCCAATCCTTTTAAAGTATCAATTGAAGTACCATTATCATTACCACGTACTGGCATATAATAATCTTCAATTAAATTTTGTACATTATATTTTAAGTTATACTCACCAGTTCTTTCGTCAACAAATGGAACTTTTTTAGATGAGTTAATAATTTTCTGCATGTAGTTATCTACTTCATTCGGTGGAATATTACCTACATCAATTTTAAATATTCTTTTTTCAGGAGCTCTCATTACTCTATGAATCAACATAGCATCTTCCATCAACATTAATTGTTTCCAAACTCTTCTTGCACCTTCAATCATTGATTTTCCGTAAGGTAAGAAGTTTGAATCCGAATTTAAACGAAAATGCGCCATCTCATAGTTTTCAAATTCTTTCTTTGGAGTCATACCATATCCTCCTAATGGATTTTGATATGGTGCGTATATAAACTTAACTCTTTGTGGGTTTTGTAAATCAAACCCCTCTACTCTACTCATTTCATATGATGATAGTGGCATTACATTAACAATACCAATATTTTCTGCCATTTCTAATTGTAAAAAGAAATCACCATATTTTACTAAGTTTCTTGTCCATGGCCATAAATTAAATTCAACATTAAGAATATCATAAAATAGATTTTCTAATATTTGTTTAACATTATCATCGTCGTGATGTATCTTTAATACATTTCCTTGTTCGTTTCTGGCAGTACATTCATCCGCATATACATCCAATGCTGATGATAATATCGGGTCCATATCCATTGAATCGTAATCTCTAAACAAATCAATTCTAACCTGTTGGTATGCCATTGATGATTCTACTTGTCCCGTTCCGTAGTTTGTTACTTTCAACTTCATAAATCTATCAACAAGATTGGTGGTCATATTCTGCCACTCATCCGTATCGATAACTTTTACACCATCGGCCGTTTTACGGACAATTGTATTTGTTGAAAATAATTTTTGTAACCTACTGAATATTGATTTATCTGCCATTTTAATATAATTCTATTTTTTTAAATATATGGAAAATATTTGGATTTACCAAATATTACCATTTTCTACAAGACCAATAATTTGCTTTATGTCTTGGTCCTGGACTATCACAATTCATTCTTGCTCTAAATGATTTTCTTGCTTTTGGATTTGATTTTCTAATTTTCATTCCTTTTTGGCCGAAGTTTACTTTAACAACATTTCCTGCAGGATTTTTTACATATACCTTAAACTTTTTAACATCACCTTGCATTGGTTTTCCCAATTGTACTTCTCTACCCTGATACTCCGCTTCTCTTAAACATTGACAACCTTCGTTTAGGTTTTTATCATATGTTCTCATAAATGAAATAAAATCTTCCATATCTTCATCCTCTACATCATATTCTTCAGGTTCAACTAAACCATAATTTACATCATCGTCACTATCAATATCTTCACTTACAGGAACACAATTTGGAACCATCTTTCCATCTTTCATTTTACCACCAACTGATTTGTACCCATCCCAACAATCTTCACAAAGTGCATTAACTTCACCTTCATTACAAGTTTTCCATCCACCACCTTTTGACTTGTAGTTTTTTGCAGCCCAACCATTTGCATACGCCGATGGGTATACATCAAATTTAGATTTTGCAGCTGATTTACTTGCAGACCACTTACCCGGGTCAGTTGGGCAATTCTTTTCTAAAAATAAATTTAGTTTTTCTTCTATATTCATAGTTTCATTTTTTGGTTTTGTTGAAACATATATTGGTTTTTTACCTTGTCCATTACTATCTTTACCACCTCTTCCTGCATCATTTTGTGCATCTCTCTTTCTACGAGTTGCACTTTCCTTTTCTTTTTTACTCATTCCGGCTGCTTTTGCTGCAGGAACACATTTTGCATAACCTTTCTTTTCTCCCGAAGTTCCACATGGTGGGTGTTTACCATCAACCTTTTTGCCGATGTTTACCCATTTTTCTTTAAACCATTTATTTAAATCTTCGTTCATTTATAAGAGTTTCAACATATAAATATAAAAAAATTACTTAAGTAACCAAGTTAGATTTTCCGTCTGGCCTTTACCTAAATCCATCTCATATGGGTTATTGGATAAATGTCCTGTTGAAATGATTCCTTCGTATTTGTTTATTTGTGCTGAGTTTAACATTTGTTTTGTCAAATCTATACCTTCTTGTTTTAATCTCAATGCAGTATTACGAACCCAAAGTCCAATACCCAATGCCATAATAAGGTCATCATTGTATCCTTTCATTGCTTCCGCTCTACCACCATGCCAAATAAATGTAAACATTTCATCTATCAATCTACTTGAACGAATTAGAATATCTTTGTCATTCATATAGGTGTCCAATGCTGAAATGATAAGTGGACGAGTTTTGGTGGTTGTTGAAAATCCTGCAACCATTTGTCTTTCGTCTCTATAATATTTGTTTGACATTTGTCTTTCGGTATCAATATATTTCAAATCATTACTCATATAGAATAGATTTTGATATCCTCTATTGATAATTTGTTGAATACATGCCCAACCAACATTTGAATTCTCCACTACTAAAAGTGCATTATTATATTCGGTTGCCAATGCAGTTAAAAAGTTTCCAAAATCTTTTGTATCAATTTTACCTCTATATTCTGCAACTTGTGAACTATCTTCAATGTCTATGACTTGTGCAGTAGAATAGTCAGCTCCGTCTCCACGTGCAACGTCCGCACACACCATATATGCTCTATTGTAATTTGGATGTTCCCATACCCAAAGATTATTGTCAAATCCTCTTTTTTGTGCAGGTTCCATCACATATGTATCTTTATACCATGTCAATAATGCCGGTTCAAATACCGTATCACCCGAACCAACGAAGTCACAATCACATTCTTGTGCTGCACCTTTGACTCCTAATATACGAGTTTGTTCATCTCTCCATGTTTGATTTCTTTCAGGGTGTACAGTCCAATGTAGATTGATATTATTAAATCCATTTTGACCACTTTCTCCATCTACCCACATTTTATGGAACCAGTTACCGATACCATTTGGAGTAGACAATACGATTGCGGCACCACCCGTTGATAGAGTTGATTGTGCTGATAACCAAATTTCATCAATATCTCTAATGAATGCAGCTTCATCCACAACTAATAGGGATAGGGCTTCCGAACGACCTGCGTCAGGAGAACTTGCGATTGCTTTTACTTGTGAACCATTTTTTAATTTAAGGGAAAGTTTGTTATCTTCCACCGAACTACTACCACCATCTCTTAACCAAACAGGAAGTAAATCGTGCATAACTCTTACCTTCTCTACCAGATTCTTAGCTACGGTCACTTTCGTTGCGATTACCAACGCATTAAAGTCTTGGT